GATTTTATAATAGGCAGAGGTTGTGGTTTAGGTGGGGGTATAATCTTATCTTTATTGATTGTATTGTATCCGTTCTCATGCGTATTGTAGTGTTCTATCCAATATTCTTTTCTTTCATTCAATAAACTTTCATCACATTCATCTATCTCCTGAATACCGAATCTATGATTACCGTACTTACGCATAGCACGATGTAATGGTTTATTACTCATTTGCAATGATTCTTTGATGTGTTGTTGCCATATCTTATTCATTGCTAGGTTTGTTTGTCCTATGTACTTGTGTCCATTTTCTTTGTTTGAGATGAGATAGATGATTCCTCTGCTCATTTTATATAATAGATAACAGTGTTTATTTATTGTACATAACGATTAAAATATGCTAGATAACACCGTATTTTATAAAGATGTTATCGTATGATACAAATAGTTAATGTTAGATTAAATATATGTGTGTATTTTATAACATTCTCAATTATTTTTTATTATTGAGAATCAATAAGGTATGATATTGATAATATTTCTTAAATTCTTATAAATGTTCGATTCTTATAATTAGATTCTTATAAATGTCTGATTCTTATAATTAGATTCTTATAATACCTTATAAATGTCTGATTCTTATGCAAGTTTGGCGAGCGTATCATAAGACGCGCAGTTTGTCAAGCCCCAGGACACTAAAAAAACTGGCACAAGACTCATAAATGTTATAAATACGTAACATTTCATAACATAAGACATATATAGTCTTATGAGAATCTCGACGAGATATTGCATTGCGTCGAGGTTTATGCTATAATAACCCAAGTTACACACAATCTCGACGAGGATTATGTACGACGATTACGATCTCGAATATACATTCAGCAACGATTATAATCTCGAAGAGGATGCATACGCCGAAATAGGCACATTAGATCTCGACGAGGATTATGCACGAGATGGGCAAGATTATCAAGATCTTGCATATCGCCATTATGCATGATAGAATCTAGTACACGACGCATCAGATTCTTATGTTAGTACAAAAGCGTAGGGTAACTGTTACTTTAGATTTAGAGTGCTATGAAGATCTAGACCTAGAAAATCTGGATTGGTGTGAAGCACTCAAATTAGAAGGTGACGAGTGTGTATGCGTAGAAATTAAAGAACAAAAGGATCTTTTTGATTATTAATTCTTATGAAGTTTTATGTTGATGAGGAGTGGGTGTATTATACCAAAACAGTCACTCGAAATGATGAAGAAGTAACATGTCTTCATAAAGCAAGATTGGATTCTTATGGATTCTTTAACACAAAAAGTGGAATTCCTATTTTTGATTTAAATAATGAAGCAAAAAATATGAATGATTATAATAATCTAAAACGTCTTGAGGATCTGTTACTACCTAAAGTGGACATTAACTTATTCTGATATGACACTTTTTGAACTGGCACACTGTGGTATTGCGGATCTGAAAGGTCCCGTGCTACATTGAACGAGTTCAACACCTGGACCACACCATGGGAACCCGCTCACGCATCGGCATCGAACTTCCTGATCACACGGTGGTAAGTGCTTACTGCCATTGGGATGGTTATCCTGAGGGCAATGGAAAAACTTTGGTTCAACACTATTTGAACCGTGAAGATGTAGAAGAACTCATTGACGGTGGTAGTATGAGTTCACTGCGTACTCGTGGCACCTGGGATCATTCTTGTCCTCTTCGTGATGAGAATGGAGAATACATCTGTGATGCTGCAGGTTATCTAAAGTATGATAATGATCGTGAACCTCAACCACTCTACCATTCGGAACGTGGTGATGGTGAAGATCCTACTCATACTAGTTTCGATGAGTTTGTTTCTGGCAATTCTTGCGAAGAGTATGCTTATCTGTACAATCTCGACGATAATTGGAAGTGCTATAAGATCAACTATAAGGCACCTGTGGAACTCGTAGAGATTCCTAACTATGTGACGGCATAAGAACTGTCACAAGGGTCTTGACAGGGCGTTGAGACCCATCCTATGCTGGTTTAGCAATCTGGCGAATGCAATCGACTCATAATCGATGTGAGGTGGGTTCGATCCCCACAACCAGCACTTGACGACCCTGGCACTCCGTGTTATGATCGTCTCATCACCAGGGGCGGTGGTGGAATTGGTAGACACCCCAGACTTAAAATCTGTTGAGCGTTATGCTCGTGCGGGTTCAAGTCCCGCTCGCCCTATTGGCACAATCCAGTGCCAATTGTCCACTAACATAAAGGAACAATGACTCGTCAATTTAATGTGAACTCTTCCGCGATCTCCAACATGAGCATCAACGAAGATCTGGTGAACATCACTTACACTTCGGGTGATAAGGAGTACACCTATCGCACTCAAGATCCTAGCAACTTTGTTGCTTCTCTGGAGCAAGTGATTTCTGATCCTGAGGGTTCGGTTGGTCGTTTTGTCAACAAGGCAATTCGTTCCGACAAGACCCTTGTGGAGGTCTGACAACTGGCACAGGGGGGCGGCAACGCCCCCTTTTTTGGTTTTACAATTCCCTTGTTCATAACCACACCAATCATGGACTTCGACACCGATCTTTGGTCTGAAATTGCAGATGCTCCTGGTGAGATCTTCGACATCCCTGAGATGAGGGATGAAGAGGATGAGAATGAGCAAACCTGGAATGAGTTTGTCAACAGCAATGTGACACTCTGAGCACTGGCACATCGGGTGCCTCTGGCACCCTCAATCCGTTCTACATTACCTTTGTTCCTGAGACACCAACCCCATGGCAGACGCACTCTCCAAGCGAGTCTATCGCCAACTCTTCACCGAAACTGAGTGGGATGCAATCTTCGATGCAATCTGTGAGTTTCAAGATCACGGAGAAGATGAACACCTGATCTCTCACACTATTCAAATGAAAATTCGTGAACTGTTCGAGGAGTGACGATCTGACAACTGGCACACAGGGGGGGTTGACTTTCCCCCCATCCCCTGCAATACTGACATTGTTCAAGAGGATTCCATGACCTACCAACAACTCCTCCAGATGATTCAGACTCTCGACAAGAATCAACTCGACAGAGAGGTTCTCGTCTATGATTCTTCTACTGATGGTTGGTATGATGACGGAACTCAACTCAAAGTAACGAGTTCTGCAGTTCCTGGACTTGTTGATTCTAATTTCCCTTATCTTCGTGTTTGATTATGACTAAGCAACTTCTGATCTCTCAACTTCGCAAAGGTAAAAATGGCAACAGCATCCTGGAGATTCTCGATGTACTGTGCGCTGGGATGGGCACTGACGATTCTCGTCAAGATAATGTTCCAACTCTAGACGAGATCGAATTCTAAAACTCGACGAGGTGTGCCACATCATCTAGTGGCACACTCATTCTCGACGAGACCTGCATCATCAACTAGATTGCACACATCGAGATCGAGATTCATCATGCAAACCGCATCAGTCACACCCATCTCGAAGAAAGCAAAGAACCGCTTTGCCAACCTTATGGGTGGAAATGAGATCTGCATCATTGAACAGAACAAAGATCATAAGGTCTTTCTCACTTCAATGAACGGCAAAAACCACTTCTGGGCAATGCTTGACAATGATCCAGACTGGGTGGTAGAATTATGAAACAGGGAGGAAGGGGTTTGCCTCCCGCTTGTTGATTAAAGTTACCCTGCGCGAATCAACAGATAATTATAGCACATAGGGGTCAAGGTGAAACTGGGGGGATGGAGTGGTGTCCATCCCCTTTTTCTTATTCTCAATAAGCAAGGTCTTATTGAGAATGATTATTTCAAGGCAGGGGGAGTGGCGATGTATTGTCGTCTACAGGGATACCCCTCCCCTCATCTGATTGTCCCTATAAGATACTGCCAGACGGGACAAAAAACGCTAGGTCTGTGCCAGTTCAGAAGGTGGCACAAAGGTGGTTGTGGTGCTCGGTTCTGGTGGGGCATCATTCCGTCAACGGCGCACCACTGACGCCGATTCACCACACCCCAAAGATGAACAACACCACCATTCAAGTTGTTATCAACGGCAACCAAGTTCAGGGTCAAATTGATGAGATCGCCAAGATCTTGGGCATGGTTTCTAACACCATGCAGCAACCAGTTTCTTCTACATTAGATGAAGAACTGCTGCCATTCAATAAGTTCGCCATCAAAGAACTTTCTCCCCATTTGGGTGAAGAATTGGCAACTCAAGTTGTTAACAAACTGGAAACTTGCGCTAAGTCTTTCTATCCTGACTTCCGCAATTTCATCGGAATGTATCATAAAGTTGGCAGCATTGAGCAACGCCAACTCCTTAAGACTCTCAGTGCAATCTATCGCTTTAAGTTCGGTCGTTATATGAACGAATCCGCGAAGTATTCTCTGAAGAGTGAGATCAAATACGCCACAATTTGCCCCCATTGTGGTGCAATCGCCAACGCTTTTGTGATGCGTTTGACTAAAGAAGGTCTCTGGTGACAGTTTGTTAAGTTGCACAGTGGGCAGGGTTAAAGGTCGATCCTGCCCCCTATACTGATCTCAGTTCACACCACACCACCATGCTGAACTTCACCAAGGGCAACGCCAAACTCGGCAAGCAAACCCTAATCTTTAACCTGCCAGCAGGTAAAACCTGCCCAGGTGCATTGTTTTGCAAGTCTTTTGCTGTTGTTGATGCTAACGGCAAGCGTAGCATTCAAGACGGCGAGCATACCCAATTCCGCTGCTTCGCTGCATCTTCTGAGGTGCAATATGATGCGGCGTTTAAGAATCGCGCCAACAATCTTCGCTTGATTGTTGATGCTCTGCAGAATGGAACTGCTGCAGATCTTATCAACAACGGCATTCAAACTAACCGCACAAGGAACACTAAACTGGTGCGGATTCATGAGTCTGGTGATTTCTTTTCAGGTGCATATTTGGATGCCTGGATTGAAGTAGCACAGCGCAATCCTGATCTTAAGTTCTACTGCTACTCTAAGAGTTTGCAACTCTTTCTGAACTTTAAGATGCCTGAGAACTTCTACATGACGGCATCATATGGTGGCAAGTGGGATCACCTAATTGATGCAGGATTGTTTAAGCGTTATGCTAAGGTTTTCATGACCGAAGGTGATGCAAACGCTGCAGGTTTAGAAGTTGATCACGATGATTCTCACTGTTTTAGTGACAAACCGTTTGCGCTGTTAGTGCATGGAACTCAACCTAAGGGTTCTATTTGGGGTAAGGCAATTCGCCTCCGTCGTTCACAACAACAGTTC